TTTTCTTTTAATGTTTTATTTATCATTGATCTGGTATTTGCAGGATCAATCTCGTTATCAGTACAATAGTCTAAAATTGCGTCTATATAACTAATTTTCTTATCCTTAACTATATTTTCTACAATTAAAGCAAACTTATTAGGTGTTAATATTGTATCTGTCATATGTTTATTATACTATATCCATCACTAATTGTCAAGCGTATAATGTAAATAACTACCAATTATATACTTTGGTTCATCAATTGCATTTTTATATATTTGTATATAATTATTCATAATTTATAACGCCTGTTTCTGTTGCGAGGTACAGGCAAACCCCTAACGACCTAAGCCGCTAATGCGAAACCTTGTGAGTCAGCATTTAAATAACAGTACGGTGTTAGCGATCAATCTCCTAGAAGTTTTACCTAATGGTCGATCCTATTTCCACCCCTCTAATTTCATTGTTAGAATGGTGGAGTGGCTGGGTATCGCACCCAGGTCCCTAAAAGTTATTGTCTTCTTATCAACAATTAATTCGTTTTCGGTGCTGGTGTTTCAACAACCGTATAATCAAACAACACATTCAATATACACTTCTCTTGTTGAGCAGGTGTTTCCATTGTTCTTATAATATTTCCTGGTGTATCTGTTGACACATAAGTTATTACAGCATAAACGACATCACCTGTTGGTAATGCTGCTGTTCTACCAACTGCTATTTCTATCTCAACATAACCTTCATTTTTTAATGCTTGATTAACTACATCTAAAAATCCACACCATATTGGTGCTTGTTGTAGTGTCCAAGGATATTTTTGTAAACCCTCTGGTCCTGCATATGACTTACTGGATAAACATAATATAAAAAATAGTCCACATATAGTTTTAATTAGTTTTCCCATCTTCTTTAAATTTCTTATGAAACTCCTCTATAGCCGGTTTTAATAGGGGTAAGTAGTCTTTCTTATCTTTAACAAAAGTTTGTGTTGAACCTTCTTCGGTTACAATCAATATAACAATCTGATCTATTGATTTGCCATATCGTTCTTCAAACATTTCACAATAAGCAGAAGTTTGAATAAAATAGTTTTCTACCCATTCTTCTTTTTTCTCTTTAGTAGATGTTTTAAAATCTATTACAGATAACTTACCATCATATTCTGCAATACAATCAACTCTACCTGCAACACCCCATTTATTGCTGTAAAGAGCACCTTCTTGCATTACTATATTATTTATCTTATCCAGTTCAGTTTTTAGAATAGTAAATAACGCAGTAGGTAAAACTCCTTGTTGCGATAGTTCTTCGTTGTTAAGATAGTTTTCTGTTAGTGTATGTACGGCAGTACCTCTATTAGCCGCATTCCTCATAATAGTATTCGCAACTTGTTCACCTACTGAATCACGCCATCTGGCGATACCTTCATTACCTCTTGCCGATAATACAGTTGTTATCGAGGGTAGTTCTTCACCATTAGGTAAAACATAAAATCTTTTACCCTTAATAGTTTTTGTTGGTAAATCTGGTTGTTTCTCTACTGATTTGTGAGTAAAGGTTTTAGGTTGATGGTTCTTTTTAAAATATTCGTTTAATGTATTCATAGATGATATTATATCACATATTAATCAAAAGGTCAAGCATTAAATACGTTTTTTAGCATACATATCGTTGATTTCTTTTTTACTAACTATACCAAGAGTTCAGTTGGGATTGTACTCAACATATTGAGTTTTACCTTTATCATCACGAAACGCTCTCAATGTTTGTTTTCTATTATCGCTAGGACTTTTGTATGAGCAATGAATCCACCCACTATTAGGTTCCTCTGGTTTGTGGTATTCCAATATTAATTGATCAAAATCTAAGTTCTCTATAATCCATTTTGCTAGTTCAGCATTAGGAATCCCAAATATTTCAAAGTCAGCAGCCTGGCCTTTAGCGTGCTGTGAGTTCGTTGATGAACCTATTGCAACACATAACTCCTCACTTCTAAATCCGCTAGAAATAGTGACTGGTGTAGCATATTGATCTCTAACAGGTTGTAATATGTTTTCACATAACTTTTGTAATCCTGTAATCTGATCGTCATTGGGATTATTATTAATGCCCTTACGTTCAGCGGTTTGACTAGTCGTCATTTCTTTTAAACTAAAATTCTTGCTTAACTTCATTTGATATCCTTTATTGATTATTTACCACGAGTAATCTGTACAATCTTTTTCAATTGTGATTCGATTACTTCTGCTCTGTTTGGCCAATGAATATAGGCCTCGGGTGATTTTGCTAATTTGATTAATAGAGGTATGATAAGTTTTTCTAATGCTTTAAATTTGTCTGTATATTCTTTACCAAGATTATCTTTTCTCAAATCATATTCATCATCCATTTGTTTCTTAGCAATATCTAATTCTGTTTGATTTTTGGCAACAACTGTTTCTTTTGTTTCGTTTGTTGCTCTTAATAATTTATCTAGTTTTAATTCTAGTCTATTAATGATTTCACTAGACACAGCTTTACCCACACCGTCCGCTGTTGCCTTAACAACTTCTCTTGTAGCGTCTGAATCTGCTTTACTTTCTGTTGCTGGTTTCTGTTTAACCGAGGTAAAACCCCAATCACCATCAGCGTCAAATCCGTCTAAAAAATCAAAATCTGCCATACTACTATTTATACTTTCTTTCCAGCTTTCTTTGCTCTATGTTTGTGTATTATTCTATCAACCTGTGTATCTTTTACTGATTTTTTACCATATTGTGCTGCCAGATTACTTGCTGGGTGAGCTTCAGATACTTTTGATAGCACTTCTTTCCAACCACTATCAGTTTTACTGTCTATATTACCTACACTTGATACTATATTTACTTGTGTAGGTGGTAATAATTTAATATGTTTTTTTTTAATAAACTCTTCCATTTCAGAAATAGTCATCAAGTCTGTATATTCTTTTTTAGTTCTTTTATTATAAAATCTATAAGTTGGCATTTATTCCCTCACTAAACCATTGTGGAGTGTTTGTTTTCCATGTAGCAAAATCTTTTTTGTATTTTACATAGTAATCTCTATAAGCGATAATACTATCTTCATTCTTTACATCATCAGGCATTGCTTGTGTTGGTTGATTAAAAAGAATATTTAGTGGAATATTTTTAGGGGGATTCTTCAACAAGTCTTTTAGTAATGTATATGACTTATGATCTTTGCCATATCTTATTTTAAATTCATCATGTAAGTGTGACCACATCTGATATAACCAGTTGTAGTTGTAAATATTGTTTCTAACCCATATCGCACTCGGGTGATTGTAATGACAAGCTTTGTAGATAGTATTTTCTTCGTTAGCATTATTCATTTTATATCTCTTAATGTTTCTACCTGCTTTTGTTTTACCTTGATACATAACACCGTCAAGCATTCTGTGAGCAGTTGACATAAGCTGAGCATACTCGATAAGCATTTTAACAACGTGTTTATCTAGGTGTTGTTCAGCACAAATCTTTGGGTCTTTATGTAAATAAAAAATATTCATTACTTTTTTCTAGGTTTTTTAGGTTTAGGTTTAGGATATAGATTTACTATCCAATCGAATAAATCATCTACTAAACTAAACATTTTATAAAAAAAATTATCTATCATTGCATTATTATATCACATTTAATCGACATTGTCAACCCTATACATGATATATTTTAGTGTTAATTCATCACCTTTTTTAAGGTCTTGTATTGTTTTTAAACTCCATTTATCCCAATATGGTTCTATTCTTATCTGTGTTCTTAAGCAATTAGGTTCTTCATTATGATTAATAAATCCACCAAGTGGAGTCCTAATTACTTCATCACCTTTTCTATAATGAGTTATACCTAGTTCTGTGCCTGTTGGGATATCTTCTTTTGCAATTAACCCTTGACCATGTATTTTACTTTTACCAATTTCTAAATTATCTGGTAAAGGTTGATATGTTTTTTTTGTCATTCTTTCAATCATGTTATGGTATTCTTCTATGTCTTTTTTCTCCATCATTCTTATTAATCACCTCTAACATTATTGAAGTATGTTATTCGATTATACTTTTCGCATAATTTTTTAAATGTATTATACCAATAGTTCTTTCCCCAATCGGTCGTAGCATTCTTACACGCTCTTTCAGCATTTAATATTCTTTTCATTTCGTTCATATCTTTCATTGTATCTGGTGTTAATTTATTCATATTGCTTATATCTCCTCTGCTATTCCTAGTATCTCTGCTAGACCGAATAACACTCCAACAAACATTAAAAGTACATCATTAGTTACCCATAACACATAACAAGCTACTAATCTTAAAACAGATTTACTTATTGAAAGGTAAAAATGTTTCTTTGATATATCTTTGGATTCCATTTATCTTGTATCCTTCAAAGGTAAATCATCTTTCTTCATAACCTTTTTAAAACAAGGTTCACAAAATTGAACCGGTATAGGTCCTAACTTACCTACTAATGTCTTTGTCTTATCGTGTGTAAAAGATTTCACACATACTGAGCATTTATGTTTTGCCATTATTTCTCCTCCATTTTTCTTATTATATTAATCATTCTTATCACTCTCTTATCATAGTCTTTAGTGGTAGAGAATTTGTCTAATGTTTTAATTAATTTTATAGGGTCTTTAGTGACCTCTCTCGTTTTTCTAAAATTTTCATATGCTGAGTGGTTGTTCAGTAAATCAACATAGTATTTTACACTATCACATTTACTAGCAAATACTTTAACACCCCATCCAGGCCACTTCTCAACACCCATAGGTAATAGATGTGGTGATGATTCTGACCAAGTTCTAATACCAAATAGATTATTACCTTCTGTGGCAAATCTACTCTTGCCCCAACCAGACTCTAACGCAGCCTGACCTATAATCATTTCATAAGGTATTCTTAAATGTTTAGGTGTAGTAAAGTTAATATAGTTAATACACTTATGCATTGATCTTACAAATTGAGTATTATTGATATATGTAAACTCAGGTTCTTGTAGATCCATTTCTTTGATGGTATCTACATAATATTTGTCTAGTTCAGTATTAACTATTGCAATCGTTGACCTGTTAGGATAAAAAGTACCCCAACCAAAAGTAATCATACCGAATACACATAGGGCAAAAAATATCTTGAAATAGAACCAAACTTTATCTATCCAATACTGCCATTGTAGTTTATTAGGCAACTTTTCCTTCCTTGATAACATTTTTAATATCTTTGATTGTCTTCTTTTTATCTATGGTAAGAACATACCACTTAAATCTAACCATATGTTCGTTAGATGGACCGACATATTCAATATCGTATTTTCTTTGAAAGGTTAATAGACCTTTTAGATATAAACTTACGATATTATCTAAGTTCTTTTCATTTTGATCTTTAGGTATCGTAGGTGTTTTAAATTGACCTTTACCTTTTACTAATAAATTTAGTAGTTCTTTTTGTTTTGCATTTAGTTTCATAATGTATTTATAGTCCTTTGTTTAGTTGTTCAATTGATTTTTGTGCTTCGTTTAATTCTTCTTTTTGTTTATTAAATTTATTTGCTATAGAGTTGACTACGACTAAAATCGATATGATTAAAGTTGTGGAAAAGAAAACAAATAAAATTCCGTGTGTTAAATCAAACATTAAGCAGCTCTTGTTATCTTAAAAGATGGATATGTCTTAGGTCTTAAAAATTTGTAATAACAACTATTACACATTTTATGTTTAGCCCAAGTATATTGCATTGGACCAGTTTCTTTTATTTCAGTACAAATTAATAAATTGTCTTTTCTTTTTAACCATCTTGGTTTCATAATACTATTTACTCTACAGCCATAATGCATTTGTAAATATTTTTTCTTTTTACATTTAGCATTAATACAATATCGTGGATAGTATCTTGTATTTCCTTTAACAATATTATCTCTAATCATTAAGCAACTCTCAATTCTAACATTGACATTGGTACTCTATAAGTCATATCTCTCATTTTAACTAAACATCTTGATTGCATTATTTTTTTAATAACACCAGGTGTTTTTTTAGTTTTCTGTACGATATAAACTTCTGATCCTACTTTAAGTTCACTCTTAACTTTGTTTTTAACAATAATATCAATCATATCTTTAGTATCTTTTAATTGAGCAACTGTCATCTTATTTAATGTTTCATATAGTATCATAATGTATCCTTTTGTTCGTTATTAAGTGTATATCCTATCAGAGTTTGATACAAAAGTCAAGCAAATAATACATAAAAAAACCCTTATAAATCAACGTTTATTAAAATATAAGGGTTTTAAAATGAGAACAAAGCGTGAACAGATGTTATTTTTTCATAAAATTATCGTCCCAATTGAACGCTTCCTTTACTAGATTCGCTGTGAATCCTTTGTACTTGTTATTAATCTTTTTATTAACAACTGCAACTAGGAACTCAGCTTCTTCTGCTGATAGACCTTCTAACATTTGTACAAAAAGCATTTCTCTTTTAGCTTGTTTTAAGTTTTCACCGCCTTTTATGAAAAGGTATAATCTCTTTGCTTCTTGACTTAATATTGTATGATCGGTACCCATAGGTGCGTCATTAACAGTATAAGGCACTTCGCCTTTTGGTAATGCCCATTCTATTTTAGGATCAAATGCAGCTTTTAAAACCTGTCTTAAAGCAACTGAATCGTGATCTTTTAACACTTTTAATTTTCTAGGTTTATCTTTTGCATTGTTCACCTTCT